GTTCGCCTGCGACCCGTCGCCGCCCGTTCCGAACTGCCACGTCGCCCCTTCGTCGGGGCTCAACGCCAATGCGACACTGTTCGCCGTCGCCGTTGTCGCCCGGAAATAGAGGCCCAACATGCCCGCCGTGCCGTTCACGTCATAGGCCCGCGTCAGGAAGGTTTTCCCGGCAGGCGGGGTCGCCGTCTGCAGCGTGAACGCCGAGGTCACATCGGGAGCCATGTAGTATTGGCCCGCCGCCAGCGGTGGCGCGGTGTTGCCGACCGCGAACACCTTGCCGGAAGGCGCAACCCAAGCCGTAACGATACCCAGACTTAACCCACCGCTCGCCCTTGCGAAGGTTTTTGTGAAGGTGATCCCGTCCACCGAAGTCAGGATTTCACCGTAAGCCGTGACCGCCACCAGCCGGTTGCGCGGCAGATCGAGGAAAATCCACGGTATATAGTCGGCGTCCCCGGCAGCGCTCGCGAAGGCCAGCGCTGGGATCGTGCAGTTTGTGTAGTTGATCCGATCCACCGTGTAGCGGGGCTGGATCGTTTGAAGCTCCGTTGACCAGATCACATATCGCCCGGCGATATAGGTCATCTGGCTATAGAAGCCGTTACCACCGGGAGAGGTGGTCCCATAGCGCGTGGCCACCGGAGTTGGCGAAAGAGCCGGGACTATCGAGTAAAGCCCTGAGTTGGTCAGGTGGTGGAACTCGCCGTTAGCCCAGCTTAGCCCGTTCGGCGTATTATTGGTCGGCGAGCCGTTGCCTACCTGAACACTGGCGACGTTCGAGATATTGAAGTGCCAGTGAACCTGCGTCAGAAAAATCAAGCACGAGGAAGAACCGTTGTTGGCTGGCCCGGATGGCGAAGACGCCGCGTAACCGCCGCCCGCCGCGAAGAACTTGCGGTTGTTGGTGAACGGGTAATTCCCCTGCTGCCCGAACGACTGCCACGGAAACCAACTCTGCGTGTTCCATCGCCCGGCTTGCGGGATCGCAGCCAGCGCGCCCGTCGTCCGCATCTGTGCGAGGATCGGTTCAGTTATCGCGTCCGCCGCGACCCAATTCGGCCCCGGAGCGGCAGACGCCCAGACGCTTCCGCCGACCCCAACCCCGCTGCCCGCGCCGCGATGACGAGAGCGCAGACCGGCATAGTTGAAGTCGACGTTACGCATCAAATTGCCAGCGGTTGAACAGCGTCGCCACCAGCGTCTGCCCGGCAGCGCCACCTTCCACGATGATGTACTGGCCCGCCGTCAGGATGAAGTTCAGCAGCAGCAGCGGCGAGCCGCCCGGCTGGCGGTAGCGCACCGGCTCCTGAAAGACCAACATCTGCTGCGCCGCGCCGTCGTAGTACCGCACGTTCGCGTAGCCGTCCGCCACCGACCCGGCCAGCAGCGCCACCTGCAGGCAGACGCTTTCCGCCTTGGCCACAGGCACCGCCGCACCCATGGCTTGGGTCGTAGCGCCGACGACGTTCACGGAGACATTCGCAAGGGTCACGCCAGCCATCAGACGACATCTCCATAGAGGGCGCGGCGCATCACGTTGGAGGTGGCGAGCCCGGCCACGTCTGTGGGCTGGATAAAGGACGGCACCCACGCGGGTCCGGCGCGCACCATCAGCGCCTTACCGATGTCCGGCGCGGCGACGGCGGGCAGGTCGCTGGCAGGCTTGAACAGGTCAGACCACAGGGTCATTGCGACACCTTCCAATCACCGCCCCGGAAGATCAGCTTGGGCATGAGGTTGTTCTGATCGAGCACGAGGTCTTGGTTGATCCCGGCGATGGTCGCGCCATTGCGGGCGATGGTCATGTTGTTGACCGCGAAGCTGCCGCTGAACCACACCTCGGTGCTCTCGGCAGGGGCGGCGGGCAGGGTGGCGACGATGCCGACGCCCGCGCAGGCGTAGCGCCCCTTGGGTGCGACGTTGAAGCTGGCGGCCTTGTTCACCCAGATTTCCATCACCGGGGCTTCAAGGTTCGTAAGGTTGGCGTCCATCTCGATGTTGGTGAGCGGTGCGCCCTTTCCGCCACGAGTGATGATGGCTGGCATCAGAAGACCCTCGCGTTGCCGACGTAGTCCAGCGGGGTCTCGAAGTAGTCAAGACCTGCGTAGTCATACGAGGAGATCGAACCACTGTCGATCAGACCCACCACCTCGTCGAGGTTGATCAGGCCAACGAGGACCAGCACATCGTCGGACATCGCGAAGGTGTCGTCGATGGTCAGATGGCCGTCGAAGATGATGGTCAGATCGTCGGTGAGGACGATCGGCGCGGACAGCGTCAGCGGCCCGTCGTAGTCGACCGACAGCGTGAAGCCGAGGTCCACCCCTTGGACGATGGTCACGATGTCGGTGCGGCGCGGCATCAGGCGGCCTCGCGCAACTGGAACTCCAGACGGGGGTAAAGCGTGAAGCTGTTGCCCGGCGCGTAGAAGACCTCGATCTCGCCGAAGTAGATGCCTGCCGGGACGATCAGGTTGCCCTCGGCAAACTGGAACCGCACCCGGCCGCCCGTCCCGGCGATCGGGTACTGCGTCAGGTCTGCGGTGACGAGGTCAGCCTGCAGCGTCCCGGGCAGCAGGTCGCCGGTCAACTGGAACAGCACGAGGTCCTGACCATACGGCTTGAACCTGAGGAACACCTGCGCGACCGACACGTCCAGCAGGCCAGTGGGCTGGCGGAGCTGGACGTAGAGCACCGGCCGGATGTCGCCGACGACGAGATGGATGCGCCCGATCACACCCACCTCCGCATCTGCACCGACTGCACGGCGCGGGTGTGGTCGCGCATGCGCCGGGCCTTGGCTTCGCTGACCCCGCCGTAGAACCGCCCCCACAACATCGGCGCGGACTGCGGGTCGTAGTAGGGCTGGCCCGCCGTCTCCACCAGCCGGGCTCGAGCCCCGTAGGCGATGGGCTCGCTGTAGTAGTTGAACACGCTGTCGTCGATCTCGACCGCGTCCGGCGTCGGCTGGGTGGCGACCAGCAGGCGCATCATCGGCACCAGTGGCGGGGTGGCGTTCAGGCTGGCGTCCAAGAACGCCTGATCCGGCGCAGGCACGAGGATGATCTGGTCGGGCTCGATCTGGGTCACGAAGGTCGGGCGGCCGGTGCGGTCCATGCTCGTCCAGTTCGAGCCGTACAACTGGTCAAGCTCGTCCTTGGTCTTGAAGGTCAACGGAGCGCCGTAGCCGTCGACGTCCGCGCGCATGACCGTGGCGGGCACGGTGTCGGGCGGGGTCTCAATCTCGTAGATGGAGCGCCCGGCCTGCAGCAGGATCGGCTCCAGCGCCTCCTGCTGCCATAGGGTCTGCTTGTAGAACTCGATGGCGGCGAAGCGCGCGGCGACCGTCGCGGCCGCCACTGAGCAGTCGCGGACGAACGGCATGATCAGCGGGGTGAACTCGATGATCGCGGTCATGCGGCGGCTCCCTTGTCGGCAAGGTCAGCCGGGCCAAGCTGCTTGTTCGGGCTCTCATCCAGCACGGCGGCGGTGTGGCCGGTGGTGAACATCTGGAACAGTTGCAGGTACGCCTGCGCCTTGCCCTCGCCGCCCGCGTAGTCGTCGTCCTTCTCGTGAGCGCGGAACATGACGTAGTCGAACAGCGCCGTCTGGTAGAGGTCCGGCACCGTCATCTCGTCGAGCAGCGTCGCGAAGTCGGCGGGGTTCTCCGCACGGCTGACCTCGATCTGGGTCATGCCCGTCGACGGCGGGTAGACGTAGTAGCGGCGCGGCTGCTTGGGATCATAGATGTAGTGGAAGACGATGTCCGACCGGCGCGAGGCGTGCCAGTTGGGGTCCACCCGGTCGAGGTTCTCGCGGGACACCACGGTGACCACGCGTCCCGGGGTCAGGCCGTCCAGCCCCATGTTGCGCTTCACGTCGAGCAGCATGAACGCGTTGGGCGGCAGCGTCTGCAGGGTGCCCACCACGAGGGGCAGGGGGCCGGTCACGTCGCCCAGAGCGGGGTCCATGGCCACGAGGGTCCGCTGGCCATCCGACAGCCATCCCAGAAGCTCTGCGTCGGTCCAGCGCTTCGTCGCGAGGTCGTCGATCAGCTGCGTCCGGACGCGCGTGATGATCTTGTCGGCGGTTACGGCCATGTGGTGCCCTCATGCAAGAGCGCCGGGACAGCATCAGCCGCCCCGGCGCACCTGTCTACGTCAGGGCTCGACCTACTTGTCGACGAGGGCGATCGCCCACGCCTCGGGCTTGATCATCTTCTTGCCGAAGACGTTCAGGCCCCGGACCAGTTGACCGAAGTCGTTCGGGTTCTGCAGGCTCTCGGTCTTGGTGATCTGCGACGCGAAGCTCAGCGCCGAGATTTGACCGGCGATCAGGACCCGGCGCTTGAGCGCGGAGCCGTTGACCGTGCCGTCCGGGTTGAACCCGGCAGCAGCCTTCGGCAGCTGGTTCGACAGGTAGATGGTGAAGCGGTCGATCACCCCGAGCTTGCCGTTGCGCAGGATGCTCTTGTCGTCGCCGGTCAGGTAAGCCTGCTGCAGCGGCGAGGCCATCAGGCGCAGACGGGTGGCCGGGTCGATGACGAGGAAGCGTTCGGTGTCGGGCACGTTCTGCTCGTCGAGGGCCGAGGCGAGGGCGAGGATGACGTCGAGGACCTTGGACGGCGAGGTCGACAAGTCAACGGGGGCGGTGTCGGACCCGAGGACGAGAGCCCCGGAGATGACGCCTGCGGTGTTGCCTTTGTTGGCGGCCGCGCCGTTGTTGTATTCCTCCAGCAGCACGAGGCGGTCGATGGCGATAGCCATCTGCTTCGTGGCGTCGTCGGTGAACATCGACATCAGGTTCGGCTTCGACTGGTATTCGAGCACGTCCGAGACGTTCACGCCGAAGTATTTCGCCCGGTCGATCGGCAGTTCAACGGTGTTCGGGATCGGCACCTGATAGTTCAGGTTCTGACCCACGGTGTAGTCGTTGATGGTGATCGAGGGGATGTTGTTGATGATGATGCTATCGCCCATCCCCTTGATCTCGCCCTCGTAGGAGGTGTTGGCGATCTCACCGAAGATGGTCGTGGCGTAGAACTTCACGTTCAGCTTGCCGGACCACAGCTGCGGAATGAACGTCCGCGAGTAGGCCGGGGTGGTGTTGAACGGGGCCTGCACTGGCATAGGCATGGGGGTCGCTCACGCTGGAGGGAGGGAAGGGCCTCCCTCCAGCCGCCCGCTTAGCGGACGCGACCTTCGGCAAGAGCCCTGTCGATGTCGGCTTCGATGCGCTTGGCGTCCTCCAGACGGCCGCGATACTCACCCCGGGCGAAAGCTTTGTAGAACTCGTCCATCTCAGCGACGGACCAGACCTTCTTGCCATCATCCGGCGTGATCTCGGCGGCTGCCCGGCCTTGGCCCGGCGACACCTGCTCGCGAAGTTCAGCCTGCGGATCGACGGGCGGGGGCGGGGGCGGGGGCGCTGGTGTGGCTTGGGCTTTGTAGGCGTTGAAAATCTTGGCCGTCCGTCCCACGTCGAAGGCGTGGTAGGCCGACTGGAGGATGTCGTTCCGCACGAGGCCGCTGAACTCGTCGATCTCCAGCAGCCACGCCTTGAAGGCGTCGTCGTTGTCGATCGTCTCGTAGTCGGCGACGTCCTTCGCCAAGTCGGTGAAGTATTTCGCCCTGCGCTCGTCGGTGACGTTACCCGCCACATTCTCAACCTGCGTCGCCTGAGCCGCCATCTGCCTGCGCAGTTCCGCGATCTCACCTGTC